AAGATACTAAAGATACTAAAGATACTAAAGATACTAAAGATACTAAAGATACTAAAGATACTCAAGATAGTGAAGAAGAAGAAGACACTGATCACCACTACCACCCCAAAAATAAAACTAAAATTAAAACTGAAAATGAAAATGAAAATAAATCATTAGTATTACCATTATTACCATTATCTCATCGAGCGATAACATATGATGAAAATAACAATCCTATAATGGGGAGTAAAAGTAGCCGTTATGATAATTGTAACGTTAATGAAAATGACGATGATGATACAATAGATGATTATATTCGTAAGGAGCAGCATAACATATCACCACAACAGCATAATAAAGAATATCACAGAGAATATCAATATCACAGGGACAGAGAAAGAAAAAAAGAGAAAATAGGAAAAGAAGAGGGAGATGAAGATAGAGATACTAAATTTTCATTTGATATTCATACGTTTAAAGAAGAGGAGGATCATCAGAAACACAGTAATAATACGGCTGATCATTCATTTGATTATTTTGTGGATTATAATAATAATAATAATAATGATGATGATAATGATGAGAAGGAGAATAATAATAATGGGAATGGAAATAAGAATAATAACGACGATGATAATGATAATGACAATGATAATTCAACGGGTTTATTTGGCTGAGAAAAAATGTGTAGTAATGTTTAAAAATTAAAAATTCAAAACTTCAAAACTTCAAAACTTCAAAAAAATGTTTTGGATGAAGATTATAATTGGATTATTATTATTTGGAAGTGCATTATCATTGACTTTATATTATACGAAGAGTATTCGTGAGCGTGAACGTGAAACTTCAACAGAAATATTTCTTCGTAGTGTTTTACCTTCTATTTTCTTTTGTATAGTAGCTTTGGGTATTATTGTGAATTACACTCGTTTTCGTCTTCCTTTTACAATATTTCCGGAAGAAAAAGTTGTTTTAAATGAACGTTATTTTGATTAATGATTAATGATTAATGAAATGATTAATGATTGATGTTTGTTTTCTTCACGTTTAATTCATAATTTAATAAATAAATAAATTAGTAAATAAGAAAAATAAGAATAAAAAACAAGAAATAATGGGTAGTAGTAGCGGTAATGGTGAATGTCAGTATTACGATTTACATAAATTTAATCCAAATGTAATAGAAGCGAAGCGCACAGATCCTAAACAGGGTCCACCAAGTATTATTTTAATTGGATCAAAACGAACTGGTAAGACATATTTAATACGTGATTTAATGCATTATATTCGTAAGATACCAACGGGTATAATAATTACTGGTTCAGAGGGTAGTAGTGAAGTATTTAGTCAATTTTTCCCTAAAAGTTGTATATTTAATGAAGTGAATAAAGACATGATTATGAGATTTAAAAAGATTGTTAAAACTCAACGTAAATTACGAAAAAAAGGAACAACAGAGGATTTTTCTTGTTTTATTTTATTTGATGATTGTGGTTATGATAATAAAATATTAAAGGAGACAATAATAAATGGTATATTTATGAATGGTCGACATTGGAATATTTTATTAATTATGGCCGTTCAATATTGTAAAAGTATTCCTCCGGCAATGCGTCAAAATGCAGATTATGTCTTTATTATGCGTCAACCTTCTTTTATTGAACGTGAAAAAATTTGGAAAGATTTTGGTGGAAATATACCGGATTTAAAAACATTTAATGATATAATGGATCATTGCACCGAAAATTATGGATGTGTTTTATTTGATAACACAACACACTCTAATCATTTGGAAAAGACGGTATTTTGGTATCGTGCAAAATATCCACCTTATACAAATTTTAGAGTTGGCTCAGAACAATTATGGGAAGTTCATAGTAAATTTTATGTAAGTGAAACAGAATCATTATCAAGTCAAGAAGACATTACAAGACCAAGACCAAGACCAAAACCAAATACTACAACAACAATAACAAGACGTGGACGTGGTCGTGGACGTGGAATAAGAACAACAACGAGACGAAAAAACACAACAACAACAACAACAACATTGTCTAGTAATAAAAGCGGTATTCGATTAGTTTAATCTTTTGCATCGGAGTCTTTTGTGTCGGAGTCTTTTATGTCGGAGTCTTTTATGTCGTCTTTTATTTCTTCTACTTCTACAGATAATTCAGGTAATTTTTTTGGTAAACCAAATACATTTAAATAAGCTTCTTTATTTTCAATTTTATTAATATCAAATACTCTAAATTCATTTTGTTCATTTTGTTCATTTTGTTCATTTTGTTCATTTTGTTCATTGGGTTTATTGGTTTTATTTTCAATTCGGAAATATTTATTAGCAGAAGAAGAAGAAGAAGAAGAATCTCTAAAAAATTTATTTACATCTGGATTTTTTATTAATTTATCTTTGCGCAAATCAAATACTTGTCTTGCTTTAATTTGTTCTAATTTTTCTTCTTTAATCATATTATTTAATCGTTCATCACGATATTCTTGGTTTTGTATTGCATCATCATCCGGAGGAATAATTACCCAATTATATAATTCTACAATATAGATATTAAAGTATTTATTCTCTTCCGAATGATTTAATATATTGGCTTGTTGTTTCGCAGATTCCAAATCGGGAAAACAACCGTAAATTCTCATTCCTAAATTTGCTTTACATTTTTGAGGTAAATCTTTACCTATAAAACTAACTAATGCAAATTCTTGTCCCGGAACTTCAAATTGACATTTTGCTAAATTTATACGTTTTTCGTTGTGTTCATTCTCAATTTCTTCTCGGGCCTTACGCTCACATTCTCGTATTTCATCAATATTCAAACTATCATGAATACCAAAATATCCTTGAGGATTAACGGGCTCGTTTAATTGACCAATTAAGTGCTCAGGTACCTCTACATTAACTTTATTTTTTGTAATTATATCTGCATACGGTTGTTCAATAGGCTCTTTATTTTCTTCATCGTCTTTATTTTGATCTTCTTTTTTATTGTCCATTGTTGTTTTGTTTTTTTTTCGGTTGATATTTTGATCTATAAAGGTAGTACTACTAATTTAATTATATCTTTATATTACAATTATTAACGCATTTGTTTTTCAATTTAATTTAATTTAATTTAATTTAATTTAGACAGCAACATAAATCCTTGCACGATGAGCATGTTGTTTTAAGTTTTTTTACGTAATCCATGAAACCTTTTTTGTTGAACTTTAATTTATTGTTTTCCACACTAATAAGAGTATCAATAACATTTGATAAAAATTCCTCAAAAAGCAAATCACCAAATTTGTTTTCAAACGATTTTATTTTAGTTTCTTCTTTGTCTGCCGAAGATTGAATGATCCATTGTATAAAATGAAGAACAATTTTCTTTTTCTTTTCTCCCGGAAGACGTCTAATCTTACCCACAATCTGCATTAAAAAAATGGTATAACGAATAATATTACGAAATGTTATTTTTTGGCCTTTAAGTTCCATGTGAAATGAAGTATATAATGTATTAAATTCGCTTGGTGTTAGAATTTCATCACCGATAAAGTTTTCAAATTGAACCATAGTTTCACTTTTTGTTGGTTGATGTTGTTGTTTTTTCTCTTTTGTATTCCAAAAAAATAAAAATCTCACCATTTTTGTTATTATGTTTTCTTTTCTACGTTTTTACAAATAGTTTAGTTTAGTTAATATTGTTACAAGAGAAAAAAAAAATAAAGTGATGAGATGAATTTAAATTTAAATTGTTTTGTAAAATGTAAAGCCAGTATCCTCGCAAATTTTCTTCCATACCCTTTCTTGTGCCTGTAGTTTTTCTTTTGATTTTAATAGTGAAAAATACGAAATATATGATTTTAATTGTTCATCATTTGTTTGTTCGGCAATAATTTGCAATAATTTACGAATTACATAAGGATAACTTAAATAATTATTACGATTAGGAATAAGGTGTTTATATTTTTCAAATGGGGGTAGAGTTTTACTAAACATTAAAATTAATGTATTTTGTAATTTTTCCGAAATAATTGGAATTTCTTTATTACTTAATTTGCGAATAATTGTATTAATATGATCATAATATTCTGTGTATTTTAAATCCTTTAAAATTGTTCGTATAAGTTTTGGTGTAATTTTATTTGGATCATTAATTCGTCTTTTATTCAATTCAACCATTAATTCTTGAATTAAAGTAGAAGGTATATTTGCATTTTCTTTTGCTTGAAAGCGATTTAAATGTTCAATAAAATAAAACAAACGTTTGTAACGATATACATTTTGAATATGACAGGTTTCACTCCATTGTGGTTGAAATGGATCATTGAAATCTTTACTTAATCCACATTGTTTACAAACAATTGTTGCTTCATCGTGATTAGAATGTAAATCATTTTGGCAATTATCACATGTAAAGTGTTTATAAACATCTTTTGTAGAAATTGAATAATCATTAATACATTGATCATATTTCATTCGATAATATTTTGTTACAAGAGTGCCATGATTACTCTCTTCTCGACGAACGGCAAAAAAGTTTTTAAGATCAATTGGATTTTCAATTGTAATTGTAGTATTCTCATCATCATTATTCTCATCATCATTATTATTATTCTCATCATTATTATTATTAGGGTTATTATTCTTCTCCTCGTCATTATTATTATTAGGGTTATTTGAGTTATTTGATGATGGTTGACATTTTTCAATAAGAACATCATGTATATTTAATAGATAATTACTTAATTCATCATTATTTTTCAGTTGTTTAATTCTTTTTTGTATTGAATTTAATTGTGTTGATGATAGTGAAGTTGCTCCTCGTTTTATTTTTTCTTGAAGTTTTTTTAATTCAATTTGTCGTTTTTCCTCAATTTCATTTAATGTATTTTCATGTAATTCTTCAAATGTTTCTCTTATTTCATTAATTTTTTTCTTGTGTTTAACATATGTTTTCTTGTTCAGTGGTAGGGACATCTAGAGAATTTCTTTTTCTTTCTTTTCTTTACTAATTATAAATTATAAATTATAAAATCTATATATTTTTTTTAGCGATTTCATAAGTATAAATTATAATTATACA